CTGAGCGTCGCCACGATGGCGGCGCTCGGCCACCTGGGCGCAGCGATCCTGCTGGCCCGTATCGCCGCCCGAGGGCGGCAGCAAGGAGCGAAGTGAAAATGGCTGTCTCCAAGACACCGATGACGAGGAAGTCCATCCGCCCCGTTCCGGGGTTCGACGTCGTCTGCACGATCGGCCGGGTCGAGTTCGACCAGCTCGGCGAGTACACGCCGTTCGAGGCCGCGATGCTGCTGATCGCCCGCCACGGCTCGGATGGGACCTTCGAGTTCCCCACCGCGTCCGGTGGCACCCACACCGTCATCACCGAGTCCACGCCCTCTCCGGAGGAACTGGCCGCGATGCGTGACGGGGAGCCGTTCGAGGAGCGGACGCGATGAGCTACGTCAAGGCGCTGCTCGAGATCGGCAAGTCGCCGAAAGGCGACCGCGACCGCTGGGGCGAATGCGAGTGCGGCGAGTCTCTCGTCGTCGGCTTTCGCCCCGAGGAGGCCAGCGTGATCTGCGCGGCCTGCGGCCGGTCTCGGCCGGCCGGCGATTGGCCGTACGAGCGCTGGATGGCGCGTCGGCGGCTGATGGCCCTGGTCGAGGACGTCAAGGCCCATGCCGTCGCCCACTACATGGACGGCGGCTGGGATGTGATCGTCGAGTGCTGGGATGACTCGACTATCGCCGAGCAGATCGAGGGTGCCAGCACCCTGGCCGAGGCGATCAAGGCTTTCGAGCCGATCGTCGACGTCTGGGCCGACCGCCAGGCCGACTCGGCGTACTGATGCGGCGTATCGGCAGGCTGGTGGTCAGGCTCCTCGCCGCCTACGGCAGGCGAGGTCGTCTGACCACGCTCCAGCCGTACGACCCGTACAGCTGGTAGGCGGGCACTCAAGGCCCCGGGGTTTCGGCTCCGGGGCCAATCGGCTAGCGAAGGGAGGTGAATGCGATGGCGATCAAGACGCCACGGCCGCTGCTTCGGCACCGGCTGGCGGAGGTCAACTCGGCTCTCCGGGCCGGCGGCCTTTCGGCTCGGCAGCGGCGCGAGCTGAACGTCGAGCGCGAGGCGCTCAAGGCTCGGCTCCAGCTTCGGCTGGGGTCGTAGGACGAAATCAGGCTCCGGGCTTCGGCTCGGGGCCTTTTTTTGTGCCTCGATCCGGTGCGAGCGAGGGTCGGAGCGGGAACGGGACGACCCCAGCTCAGCGACGCGAACCGGGGCAGCTGCCGATCTAACCGATGCGACACGGTTACGGAACGATCCGATCACCGTGAGGCTGTCCCATCGGTTCGAGCCTCGGGAGCTGGATCGGGAACCGAATCGGGAACCGAATCGGGAGACCCATCGGTATCGAGCTCGGGAGAGTCCATCCGGTACGAGCCCGAGTACGAATCGAACCGAGTGCGGATCGGAGAGCACGGTCACGAAACCGAGCCGGTCCACGATCGGGCCGCGCACGGCCCCCGAAGCGCTGGCCGGGCGGCGACTGCGGATAACGAATCCCCAGGCGAAATGCGAGGCGAGGCGAGCGCGAATCGAGCCTCGGAAAAACGAGCCGGTACGCGAGCACCGTGGGCATAGCGATGCGATGGCCGGTCCCGGCCCGAGCGCGGGAGCTGGCGAGTCCCGAAGCGGGAGCGAGGCGACCCAGGAGCGAGACGAGGCGAGCCGCGAGCCGGAGCGTGGCGAGCCCGGACCGAGCTGGCCGAGCCGGCCGCCTGGCCGCGAGCCGGCCGCGAACCGAACGCCCAGGGCGAACCTCGCTGGGCGAACCGCCGCAGGAGAGGAGCAGGAGAGGAGCAGGAGAGGAGCAGGAGCAGGGCCCCAGCAGCGAGCAGGAGCAGGAGCAGGAGAGGCCCAGGGATGCCAGCAGGGCCCTGCAAGGGAACTTGCAAGGGCCCCAGGGCCCAGGGTGCTACCATCTGTCCAGCAGGGGCCCACAAGGGGCCCCACTACAGGGCCCAGCAGGGCCCAGGAAGGGACACTATGTCCAGCACCACCACCACCACCGCAGGGCCCTCGCAAGAGGGCCTAGACGCACTCACAGCCTCCTATGAGGCTCTGGCAGTAGGAGCAAGCCCAGGCCGCAAAGCTGGCATCCGCAAGCAGATTGACGCCTACATGCTCAGTCTGGAGCTTGCAGGGGTGGAGTACCAGGAGTGGGCCCCTGCTGGCAGCAGCAGCAGCAGCGCTCCCGCCATCACCCAGGAGAGCACGCAGGAGGAGATCACCCAGGCCCACAAGGCCCTGCTGTCCGCCCAGAGCAAGGGCAGGAGCAAGGTCGCCAGCAGGATGGGAGTCCTGCTGGACAATCTCCTCAAGCGCTCAGAGCAGCGCTCCTGGGGCCTAGTGGACCCGCGCAAGGCCCAGGAGAGCGCTCCTAAGGCCAGCAAGGCCCCGCGCAAGGCCCAGGCCCCGCGCAAGGCCAGCAAGGCCCCTAGCAAGGCCCCTGAGGCCCCTGAGGCCCCTAAGGCCAGCTAGAGGCCCAGGCCCAGGCCCAGGCCCCAGCCCAGCGCTGGGGCCTGGGCCTTAGGGGGGAGGGGGTCCGACTGGGCCCCGAACCCCCAGCTCTGACACCCGGCCCGCTCGATGCGTGGGAAACTGCGAAAAAGGGCGATTCCGGGCGGAAATCGGCGATTTCGAGCCGATTTCGGCATTTGGGGCGGAAATCCGGCTCCTGGCGGCGATTTCGGCGAAATCCGGTCTGAAACGGCCTTCTGTCCGGTTGAGCGGCCAATATCGGCTCTATGGCGAGAGTTTGCTGCTGGAGCGGCTGTGAGAACCCGGTGGTCGCCAGGGAGCTGTGCCGGGCGCATTACAACCTCGAGCGTGACCAGCGCCTGGGACCGTGCTCGGTTGAGGGCTGCGAGCGCCCGGCCAACGCCAGGGGGCTGTGCAAGGGCCACTACGCCCGCTGGCGGCGCTATGGCACGCCCCATGCGGGGTCCTTCGCCGAGGTGGACGACGGGGTGATCCCGAACGGCACCCGGATCGGGGCGGTGACGATCGTGCGCTGGTGGTCGGGCGATCACCAGACCGGCCGGCGGTATCTCGTGCGCTGTGACTGCGGCCAGGAGGTCGTTCGGCGAGGGGGGTATCTCAAGAGGGCGACCAGGGAGGGCTGGCTGGCGTCCTGCGGGTGCCTGGCCAACGGCAAGACTCACGGCCACTCGAAGCATCCGCTGTATAACACCTGGATAGGGATGCTGCAACGCTGTGAGAGCCCGGCAACTCCGTGCTATGGAAACTACGGAGGCCGGGGAATCGGGGTCTGCGCCCAGTGGGCCGACCGAACAACGGGGTTCGAGGTATTCCTGGCAGACATGGGCCCAAAGCCCACCCGGGCGCACTCGATCGACCGGATCGACAATGATGGTGACTACGAGCCCGGCAACTGTCGCTGGGCTACTCGCAGGCAGCAGGAAGCCAACAAACGGCCTACTGGGAGGTCCGGAGCGGTTTCACGCTGATTCGGCGGCCAGCTGGTCGACCAGCTCGTTGTTGACGCCGTGCAGGCGGGTGGGGACGCCGGGCCAGGCCTCCTCGATTCTGCGGCGCACTCCGAGGATGTGCTCGGTGGGGAGGGGCCCCTCCCAGACGAACAGGTCCCAGAAGATCCCGTCGACGTCGCGGGCGTGGGGTGAGGCGGGGCTCGTGTCCCAGAAGTCGCCCAGCACGAGCTCGAGCTTGTCACCGGGCAGCTGGGGGCTGACGAGGTCGATCACGTCCGGGTTGCGTTCCACGACGGTGATGCGGTCGATTCCGGGGTTCCGGTTCATGGCGTGGACGATCAGCCCGAGGCCCAGGCCGGCGCACAGGACGTGCCCCTGGTAGTGGCGGGCGTGGTCCTCCATCGCCCACCAGTGCGGCGGGTCGTCGACCATCCAGGTCTCGCCGTCGATCTGGAGGGTGGTGATGTAGAGGCGGCGCATGGCCTCGTAGTACTCGTAGCCCCGCTGGCCGTAGGCGTGGTAGAGGCCGGGGGTGTAGAAGGCGGTCTTGATTCGGGCCCTGCCGACCTCGGCCCGGGGGTATTCGCTGGCCGGGGAGCGCCAGTTGTGCAGCGCCACCATCCGGTTGGGGTCGTAGTCGCCGCCCCAGCTGTGGATGAAGACGGGGCCCTCGCCGTATGCGCCCATCGCCTGCGCGTCTCCCAGTGGCATGGCCGCAGCCTACCGGGTCTGTCCGGGGGCCTGTATAGCGTTGCTCTGGCAGACGTGGAGACGCCCCGGATGACACTCAATGCAAAAGCCCGACATCACGCCAGGCCGACCGGCGGGGCCTCTTTTCGGGGTGCGTCGGCGCTGGGGCGTCTCCCGACGAAACCGTGGCCCGGACGAGACGCGCCGGGCCACGTACGGTTCCTACCACCGTGCCCGAAAGAGTAGCTCAGGCCCTTCCCGATATGGGCAGCTTGGGCTATGAGCGGGCGGCCGAGCTCAGCTACGAGCCGGGGGAGTGCATCATCGAGGTGGGAGCCGGAAGCTCGACCATCTTCCTGGCCCAGCTCGGGGCCCATCGGACGGTGCCGGTGTACTCGATCGACGTCCGTTCGGCGGCCGCCTTCGGTCTGCCGGCGGTGCATGCGATCAGGGGCAGGGCCGAGGATGTGCTGGCCAACTGGGAGAGGCGGCCGGTGCCCAAGTTCGCCTGGGTGGACGGCTACGACTGGCCGTACTCCTTTCTCGAGGGGACGCCCCACCTGGCGCAGGTGCAGCGGGAGTACGCGGAGCGGGGCGAGGAGATCACCGAGGAGGCCTCGCAGGCCTCGCATTTCCAGATCGCCCGGGCGCTGCATCGCCTGACCGGGGAGGGCTGCGCGGTGGCCTTCGACGACACCTGGTATCACCCCCGCGACGGCTGGAGGGGCAAGGCCGGTACGGCCATCCCGTACCTGTACCGGCGGGGCTGGAGCGTGGTCGACATGGCCGTGGGCGAGGAGCCCGACGACGGGTATGTCCTCCTGACCCGGTAGCGTTCTCGGCATGGCCAAGCCTCAGCAGACCCGGCCCGGGATGCTGTGGCTGATGCGCCATGCCTCGGCGGGCCCCACCACGGATGCCAAGGACGACGACGAGCGCCCGCTGGACTCCCAGGGCCGCAAGGAGGCTCACGCGGCGGGGATCACCCTCCAGAAGATCAAGACGCCGCTGGATCACTGCTTCTCCTCGCCGCTGGAGCGCACGATGGAGACGGCGGGGATCGTGTGCGACATCCTGGGTATCCCGCTGGAGCCCGAGCCCAAGCTGGCCGGGATGCCGCTGAGCGTGGCCGACGTGAAGATGATGATCGACGGTCACGGCAACTGCCTGCTGGTGGGTCATGCCCCGGGGCTGAACCTGGTGGTCTACAAGTTCACCGGGGCGCAGGTGCAGATCACCAAGAGCGGCCTGGCGCAGATCCACGAGGGCGAGCTGTGGTCGATGCTGAACGCCTCCACCTGCTTTGCGATGGCCGGGCAGGAGGACGAGTTCGACGATCCCCAGGATGTGGACTCCCGGGCGCTGGACGACGCCTGGAGGGGCCGCCGGAGCACCCGGCCGGTGTCAGCCGGGCATCTGTAGCGGCGGCTCGGGCCACACCTGGACGTCGATCTCGAACTCCTCGCCCAGTGCTCGCAGCCGCTCGGCGTCCTCCACGGTGGTGTCCCGGCCGATGTAGAGCACCACGTTTTTCAGGAGCCGGGACTGGCAGTGCTCGAGGAACGCCCGGACGTGGTCGTCGGGCTCGTTCATCGGGACAGGAGCCTCATGATCAGGCTGCGCCGGGGGAGGACGGCGGGCTGGGTCTGCTGCCAGGCCCAGGCCCAGAGCTTGAGGCCCTCGATCTCGAGCTCGTCGGCGTGCTCCTCGATCAGGGCCTCGATGGCCCTGAGCGGGACCCCGGTCTCGATCCGCCGTTCGACCAGGCCCATCAGTTCATGCCGCTGGCGCTTGGTCATGGCTGGGAGTGTTTGTGCTCTGGCCCTGGAAAGCAAGGGCGCTCACTTCTATTTCACGCAAACTGCATGAAGTTCTCCATAGCGCCACTCTGGTCGGTGTGGTAGGTTCGGGGCCCGACGAAAGGAGTGAGCCATGCCGCTGGGATCAGAGGACATCAATCCGAATCTCCGCCGAGCCAACGAGGAACTGCGCCAGGAGCGGGAGGTGGAGAGTGCCACCACCAGGTTCTTGGTGGCGATCACGTCCGAGGCGGGTATCTACGTCCCCATCGAGGAGGTGCAGGAGGTGCTGATGGCGACCCTGCTGGAGCACTTCACCGGCATCCAGGGCCTGGCGATCACGGTCGACATCGCCGACGACGCGCCGATGGTCCATTGAGGCGGTACCTCAGCGCCAACAACCTCTTCGTGGTGCTCACCCTGCTGTGCCTGGGTCTGGTCGTGGGAGCGGCCGTCGGTGGCGCGTATCCGGCGGCGGGCCTGTTCGCGGGGGCCGCCCTGGTGAGCGCGATCGGCGTGTGGTGGGTGTGACCCGGGTGGTGGCCATCGTGGGGAGGGCGAGCGTGGGCAAGACCACGATCCGCAGGGAACTGGCCGAGCGCCTGCACTGGCCCTCGATGGCGATCGACGAGCATCGCCAGCTCGGGGGCGACTGGACCACGTTCGTGCTCCGGGTCCACCAGGCGGGCAGCCCGGTGCTGTGCGAGAGCGTGGTCCTGCCGGCGGTCTACATCACCGCCCTGTCCGCCCACGATTCCCGCCTGCTCGAGGTGACCTGCGATGAGCGGGCCCGCCTCGAGCGCGGGGGCAGGGCGATCGACCGGACCTACCGCTACTTCTGGCCGGTGCTCAGGCGGATGGACGCCACCTCCGACGTGGACTACGACGACCTGGCCGACTGGTGTGTTGAGGGTCTGGTGCTGGCCCGGTAGCCTGCTTTGCGAGCCCTTGCTACAGCCTTGGCCTGAGGTCTCGCGTCCCGCGCTCGCTGGCAGGCCCGGCAATACCACGTCCCGGCCTGGCGACCGCTCGTGCGCTGGACGCGCTCGCCGACGTGACCGTTGCGGCAGGTGGTGGCGTCGCCGACCGTCTGCCAGCGCTTCACGGAACCCCGGCGGCTGTTCTCGGAGAGCGTGACCAGCTCCATGTGGGCCGGGTTGCAGCACAGCGCCGAGCAGCTGGGGAGGTGGTCGATGGTCAGGCCTGCGGGAATCGGCCCGTTCACCATCTCCCAAGCAAGCCGATGGGCGTAGAACGACTTGGGCTTGCCGTTAGCCTTCGAGGCGATGGTTCCATATCCGCTGATCGGGTTGACGAAGCCGACCCACGGCCAACATTCGTCAGGGCCTCGCTGCTCAACCCGGGCAGCAAATGCTTCAAGGAGGCGTGATTGAGATGGCCAAGCTGACAGCGAAGAGGAGGAAGAGGCTTCCGAAGAGTTCATTTGGACTCCCAGGGAGTAGATCCTACCCGATGCACGATCGGGCCCACGCCGCGAATGCCAAGGCCCGGGCGAAGCAGCAGCTCAACAAGGGCAAGCTGTCGCGCTCCAGCTACAACAAGATCGTCGCTAAGGCGAACCGGAAGCTGGGCAAGACCAAGGCCAAGAAGCGCTCGACCTCGCGCAAGCGCACCACCAGGCGGCGCTAGGGTCTGCCGGCCTTCCTGCGGGAGCTTCGGTTGGAGCTCGTACCCCAGTTCATGTTCATGCCCAACATGCCCGACATGGGCATGTTCGTGGGCATGGAGATACGTCGTCCGCCTCTGCCCGCCCGGCTGGGAAAGCGCACCGAGCCCTGTTTAGGCATGGTCTGCTTGGCCACGGCAGGAAACTTACTACCTCCGTCCGACCGATAGGAGATCATCCAGGCATGGCCAACATCGTTCGCTTTCCGAGCTCGCGCTTTCCCCGTCGATCCAAGACCAAGGGCTCTCCTCGGCCCGGCCCGAAGCCCACGGGGGCGCGGGCCAACCGGCACGTCGCCTCGACCAAGTCTTTCCTGTCCCCCCAGAATCAGCGCAAGCCGCTGGGCCCGGGGCCGACCGGTCGCTGATGACCCGGCCGCTGATGAAGGTCAAGCGGTCCAAGGTCCGCTATCAGTCCTACCGGCGGCGCTTCAAGAAGCCTCACGTCTCCCGGCTCAACGAGAACAGCCGGGTCCGGGCGGTGAGCTACAGCCAGCAGGGCACCACGGGCACCGGTACGGGCAGCGGTTCGGGCACCAGCACCAGCGGCAAGGGCTCCAGCGGGCATGGCGGCGGCAAGTGAATCGCCTGGTCTGCACCACGACCTCGAGGCTGTGGGCCGTCCTGGTCTACGGCGAGGGCCACTGGCGGATCTGGCCCTACCGCCGAAGTGGCCGGTAGCCTTTCGGTCATGGCCAAGCAAACAATGCCAAGGGCCGGGTCGGTCCGCTTTCCCAGCAGGCCTGGGCGGGCGGCGGCCGCGAGTCCTCGGCCCTCTACAGGACGCCGGTCCTCAGGGCCCGGCGCGTTCGGTTCCTCGCCCGGGCGGGGCGGGGTGGGCAGGATCAATCCTCGCGGCTCCAAGGGCAGTAACACGTGAGGCGGGCGGGGCGGGGCGTTCGGGAGCAATCCCGGGCGGGCCGGCCGCGCCTTCACCAACCCGCGCCCCGCAGGTAAGGGCTACACGCCCCGCTGGAGTGGCCGCTAGACGCGGAAGGGCCCCAGCCGTAGAACTGGGGCCCTTCTTGGACGGCGGCATGCCATCAACCCGATGCCTCGGGGCTAGTCCACTGACCAGCTCGGGGCTGTTTCACTCCCCGACCACTCCCCCATAGTGTTGCATACTTTCCGTCTGCTAGTGGCAGCGCCGGGGCAGTGAGTCCCGGAGACGCCGAATGCGGGCGGCGTTCGCGTCGGCGCGGCGTGTCGACGGACGCGGCCGCGAGCGGAAGTTGAGGTGGTGGGCCTCGGCTCCTCCCGGGTAGGGCTGCCAGACCTCCCAGCCCCGGATACGCGCCTGGTGGATCACGCCGCTGGCGTGCGACGGGTCGGCGATGTCGAATCCCTGGCACCACCAGGGCAGTGCGTGCCCGAGCGGGACAGAGGGGTAGGCCACGCCGTCCGAGTACAACTCGTGGGTGGACTGCCCGGGCCGGTTCGCGGGCGCTCCCCGGCCTGCCTTGTAGAGGGCGTAGAGCTCGGCCTGGGAGGACTTGCCGCATTGGTGGAGCTGGGTGGTGGCGTCCGTCCCCCGGTAGATGGAGACGCAGCTGACGCCGTCCGCGTGGATGACGATGTAGATGTACGGCGCGATGCCGGCGGGGCAGGGGCAGCCGGTGACTATCCGGAAGCTGCGTGCGGGCACGACGGTAGTCTCTCACACTCCTTTCTCCTTTGACCTCATCTCATAGAGGTGCTATGGTCTGTAGTTCATGGGTGAGACCACCAAAATCGCCTGGTGTCAGCACACCTGGAACGCCTGGTTGGGGTGCCAGCGTGTTTCTCAGGGCTGCACTAGGTGCTACGCCGAGACCCTGACCAAGAACCGGATGAAGCTCGACGTCTGGGGCTCGCCCTCCAAGCGCAAGCGCACCGGCCGCCAGGTCTGGAACAACCCCATGAAGTGGAACCACTCGGCCTGGTTCGCGCAGACCCCGGCCCGCACCTTCTGCGGGAGCCTGATGGACATCTTCGAGGATGCGTCCTCCGTCAACGAGTGGCGCAGGGAGGCCTGGGAGGTGATCCACTCGACGCCCTGGCTGGACTGGCTGTTGCTGACCAAGCGCCCCGAGAACATCGCCCGGATGCTGCCGGACACCTGGGCCGAGAACAGGTGGGGCTACTGGCCCAACGTCTGGCTGGGGACCAGCATCGAGGACAACCGGGTGGCTGAGCGCTCGCCGATCCTGACAGCGGTTCCGGCGCAGGTTCACTTCATCAGCTATGAGCCGGCCATCGGGATCGGTGATGAGATCCCGTTGGAGCACATCGAGTGGCTGATCTGCGGTGGGGAGTCGGGGCCCGGCTACCGCCCGATGAGCCTGGCCTGGGCGGTCAACATGTGGATGCGCTGCATCGAGGCGGACGTGGCCTATTTCTTCAAGCAGAACTCTGGGCCCCGCACCGAGATGGGCATCGACGCCCTGGGCGAGGTGGTCAGGGAGTATCCGCAGACCTGGGACCGGGCCGAGCTGTGACTGAGCAGCGCCCCCGGCACCTGAAGCAGACCCCTTACGTCATGTGCGTCTGTGGCAAGCGGGGCTGGACAACCCGGCGGCTGGCCAAGGAGGCCTGCAAGGGAGTGTCCAACCGCTTCCGGGTGTATCGGTGCTCCAGGAGCTACTACTGGCACATCACCTCGGAACTGGACTCCGATGCCCATCTCGAGCGCCTTCACGAGCGCGATCGCCGACCTGTGGAATAGCGGTGCAATGATGTAGGCCCGTGCCGTCCAAGCTTCAGCACGAGCAGCACCAGCATCAGGAGTACTTCCGCAAATACCTGTTGCGCAAGCGATTGCTCTACTGGAGCCTCCCGGGCGCGGCCTATGTCCCGTTCATCGGCGATGGCGACCTGGCGGTGGAGCTCTACCCTGACCGCAGGGTGCTGGGAGCCGACATCGACCAGGCCCGGGTGAATGTGGCCGCCGGCCGTATCAACGGGACCAGCAGGATCATTCGGGCCGACTGCAACGAGTGGCCGTTCCCCGGGGCCCGGGACCACTTCGCGGTGGGGGACTTCGATCCCTACGCCGACCCGTATCCGTCGTTCAGGTCCTGGTGGGAGAACGCGACCCGGAAGAAGTCCCTGGTGGTGACGTTCACGGACGGGGTGATGGTGGGCACCACCTACTCGGGGTTGTGGGTCAAGCCGGACGGGTCCAAGACCTTCGTGCCCACCGAGGACCGGGCCCGGGCCTTCCAGCACTATCTCTCCAAGACGGTCTGGCCCTGGTTCCGCAGGTACATCAGGCCCTACCGGATGGAGTACGAGATGTGCTATAGGAGGGGCCTCGTGGTGTACTGGGGAGCGGTGCTACGGCGATGAGCGTGCCCAGGGGCTTCACCCCCAAGAAGCGAGAGGAGTTTCTCAACCACATCCGGGGCGGGGTGATGCGGGGCAAGGCAGCCGAGATGATGGGCTTCAAGCGCAAGCCGATCCTCGACTACATTGACGGTGACCCGGAGTTCCTGGAGCTGGTTGAGGACGCCGAGCGGGAGCGCAACGAGCACGTCGACGAGGCCATCTTCCATGCCGCCATCAGTGGTTCCGTGCAGGCCGCCAAGGCCTGGTGGGAGCGTCTGGGGCTGATACCGGAGCGCCGTGGCCGTCCCCCTGGGCCCACTACAGGGCCGCCGCCGGTGGATGATGACGAGGAGGACGACCTCTACAACGTCACCCCGCTGCGGCGACGCAGGTAGCAGTATCAACGGTTGAGACTGACCGATGGCGGGCAAGGTCACTCGAGTCAAAGGAGCGCCGTACAAGGTCTTCTCTCTGGACCACTTCCGGGCTTACGCCGAGCGCATAGTGCTGGACACCGGGGAGCCGTGGGAGGTGGAGGACTTCCAGCTCGAGATCTTCGAGCCGATCCTGGCCGGCGTCAGAGAGGTCTGGGCGGTGGTTCCAGAGACAAACACAAAAACTACAATGATGGCGGGGTACGCCCTGTATCACGCTGACTTCACCTGGGCCCCCTGGGTGCCGATCGCCGCGAGCTCGCGCGATCAGGCCGAGATCATGGCTCGCCAGGCGTACCAGATGATCCGCTCCTCGCCGCTGCTCCGAGGCCGGTTCAAGATCTACGAGGGCTACCGGGAGATTCGCTCGTTGCACAACGGGGGCCGGGGGATCAAGGTGTACGCCGCTGATACGACCACCGGGGATGGCGTGATCCCCACCCTGGCGCTGTGCGACGAGGGCCACCGCTGGCCTGACCTGGCTCTGTACCGGCTGTGGAAGGGCAAGCTCAACAAGCGTGGTGGCCAGATCGTGATGATCTCCACGGCCGGCGAGCCGGGGGGAGAGTTCGAGGAGGCGCGGGACCACATTCGTAACTGGGCGTCCAAGCGCAGGCGCGACCGGGGTCACACCTACAGCGAGGGTCCCAACATCGTGATGAACGAGTGGTCGGTGGGCGACCCGGCCAAGGTCACCGACATGGCGGCGGTCAAGGAGGCCAATCCGTTTTCGGGCATTACCGAGGAGAAGCTGCTTGAGGAGTTCAACTCGCCCACCACTGACCTGGGGGACTGGCGACGCTTGAAGTGCAACGTTCCCTCCCGGAACACCCAGGCGGCGATCACCGAGCCCGAATGGGACAGGGCGCGGACCGATAAGGCGATTCCCGAGGGTGAGCACCTCGACTGTGGCGTTGATGTGGCCTGGAAGCACGACACGTTCGCCATCGTGCCGTTGTGGATCAACCGCGAGGAGGAGTACCGCCTGCTGGGCGATCCCAAGGTTCTCACGCCGCCCCGCGACGGTTCGACGATGCACCCCGATGAGGCCAAGCGGGCCTTCGAGGAGATCTATGACCGCAACCCCATCGACGCGGTGGCGATCGACATCGAGCGGGCGGAGGACGTGGCCGCGTGGCTCGAGGACGAGTGGGACATCCTGATCATCGACCGTCCGCAGGGCAACGCCAACGCCGTGGAGGACTACGATGCCTTCATGAAGGGGCTGCGGAACGGCACCCTGAAGCACACCGGCTCCCCTGTCCTGCGTCAGCATGTCATGAACGCCGTGGCCCGACGCCTCCCGGGGGACAAGCTGCGCTTTGACCGGCCCTCCTCCTCGAGGGCGAAACGCAAGCAGGTGGTGCGGGTGATCGACGCGCTGACGGCTGCCGGGATGGTCAACCACTATCAGGACAACTTTCAGGTCAACGAGCCGCTGGTGGCCTGGGGCACCTAGATGTCGGTTCCGCCCTCCCAAGCGCAGGAGCTGTGGACCCGGGAGGAGTTCGAGCGGATCGCCCGTCACGAGGGCATGGAGGTCGGGCCCAGGCCCAGGCCGCTGGCGCTGTATCTGATGGTGGCGGGGGTTCTGACCGGGCTGGGGGCGATCATTGCGGGCGTGGCCCTGATCTACTGGCCGGCTGCGCTGATCGTCGGCGGGATCGTCCTGGTGACGGCCTGCGCCCTGTTCGTCGACATTCCCGCTCGAGCGCCGAAGGCCGAGCCCTGATGTCGAACCTTGTGTCCTGGGCCAGGCGGGGTGCGCGGGCGGCGGGCGTGCCCAGCCCGTGGCCACAGATAACGCTGGACCAACTGCCCTACTGGTTCGCGCAGTTCGGCTACCAGGGCTTGGGCTACGGCCCCACGGTCATCCAGACGATGCAGCAGAACCGGGAGACGATCTCGGCCGACTTCGTGGGCTACATCAATGGGGCCTATCGGACCAACGGGCCGGTGTTCGCCGTGAACCTCTGCCGGATGTTCCTGTTCTCCGAGGCCCGGATGCAGTTCCGGCGACTGACCAACGGGCGGCCCGGCAAGCTGTTCGGCACCAACGACCTCGATATCATCGAGCATCCCTGGCCCAACGCCACCACGGGCGACCTTCTGGCCCGGGCCATCAACGACGTCGACCTGGCGGGCAACTTCTACGCCACCAGGGTGCCCCGGCAGAACCCGATGCCCGGGGACCCCACCTCCAAGATCGCCCGCCTGCGCCCGGACTGGGTAACGATCCTCAAGGGCTCGATCGACCCCCAGAAGCCGCTGGATTCCTGGGACCCCTCGGCCGAGCTGATCGGCTACATCTATCAGCCCGGGGGGCCCGGGTCGGGCCTCGACCCCCACACCTACCTGCCGCACGAGGTGATGCACTTCGCGCCGATTCCCGACCCGGTCGCCTCCTACCGGGGAATGCCCTGGCTCCAGCCGGTGATCACCGAGGTGCAGGGCGACAGGGCCATGACCGCGCACAAGATCATGTACTTCGAGAACGGGGCCACCCCCAACCTGGTGGTGTCGATGGACACCGGCAAGATGGACCGGCGGACGTTCAAGGAGTGGGTCGATCTGTTCGAGAACGAGCATGCGGGTGCGCTCAACGCCTATCGCACGCTGTACCTGGGCAACGGCGCGGCCGCCACGGTGGTGGGGTCGAACATGCGCGACCTCGACTACTCCGCCGTCCAGGGTTCGGTGGAGCTCCGGATCGCCTCGGCCGGCGGCATCCACCCGGTCATCCTGGGCTTCGACAAGGGCCTTCAGGCCTCGAGTCTGAACAACTTCGCCAACGCTCGCCGTCTGACCGCTGACCGCACGCTGCGCCCGTTGTGGCGCAACTTCGCGGGCTCGCTGGAGACGCTGGTGGCTCCGCCCCCCGGCTCGCAGATGTGGTACGACGACCGCGACATCCCGTTCCTCAAGGATGACGAGTCCGATGAGGCGGACATCCTGCTCACCAAGTCGACGGCCGCCCGTCTGCTGGTGGACGCCGGCTATGAGCCCGACAGCGTGGTGCAGGCCCTGGAGGCCAACGACATGAGCCAGCTGGTGGGCAGCCACACCGGCCTGTACTCGGTGCAGCTCCAGCCCCCCGGCAGCAATCAGACGCAGCCGCAGCAGCCCCCGCAGGCCGGGAACCAGCCGCAGGGGGCGCTACCGCCGGGCGGGAACGGCGACGGCAATAACCCGGCTCCACCCCAGCCCGGATCGGCCGCGAGCTCGGCCGATAGGAGGCTGTTGGTGAGCTCCAATATCGGCAATGTGGAGGAGCTGGCGAAGGCGCTGCTGGCCGCTCGAAAGTGATTCGTCCGATTGGCGCGTAAGATTCCCCCTCAGTAGTCCCTCGCGTAGGCGTCCCCTGGCTGCCAAGGCGGGCAAAGTGAAACGCGAACCAGGAGTTTGCATGACGCCCGCCACGACTGAAGAGCGCACACCTGATGCCGCCGACTCCCTGATTCGGGAGTTCTGTGTGGTCCCCGGCGAGGCTCGACACGGCGTGACCACTCTGCGAGCGGTCAGTCACGTCGAGTTTCGCGATGCCCAGCAGGGCGAGAGCAACGGCCTGGGTCTCCTGAACGGTCACTTCTCGGTGTTCAACGTGTGGACCAGGATCGACTCGCTGTTCGAGGGCCTGTTCCTGGAGCGGATCGCCCCGGGGGCCTTCACCAAGACCTTTCAGGAGAACCGCCCCGGGATGCGCTGCCTGTTCCAGCACGGGCGCGACCCGGTGGTGGGCATGAAGCCCCTGGGCCCGATCCGCGAACTGGAGGAGGACGAGATCGGGGCCCGCTACGAGGTGCCGCTCGATGACACCTCCTACAACCGCGACCTGCTCCCGGGCCTGCGCCAGGACCCCAGCCTCTACGGGGCCTCCTTCCGCTTTCAGGTGATGCGCGAGGAGGTCGACCGCGACCCCGGCGAGTCCGAGCACAACCCTCACGGGATCGAGGAGCGCACCGTCACCGAATGCCGGGTGCGCGAGTTCGGTCCCGTGACCTTCGGGGCCTACGAGGACGCCACCGCAGGCGTCCGGGGCATCACCGACGAGTATCTGCTCGAGTTCCAGCGCGATGTGGGAGCTGACCTGCTGGTCGCCCGCGCTGTCGAGTTCCACAAGCTTCGATCCCTAACGCCCACCCCTCCCGCCGAGCCGCCGGAAACCACCGAGCCCCCAGAGGGCTCCGCCGAGTCAGCGGAAATCACCGGAGAGGCCGAGTCACGGGATGTTGAAGGCGAAGCCCCGCCACCCGCGCCGGACGGAAGGCCGCTGGTCACCAGCGACAGTCTCCGCACCACCCGTCTGCCGGGGACAACGCAGCCACTACGAACGACCGAAACACAGGAGCCTGCATGGAAACTACTGTGAGAAAGACGTCCGAGGAGCTGAAGGCGCGGAACGTCGAGATCAAGGGCCGCCTGGAGCAGATAGATGTCGAGGGCCAGGGGCGCACCTTTACCGACGAGGAGAAGGAGGAATGGAACCGTCTCTCCGATGAGCTCGAGCTCAACCGCAGCGCTGTCAAGGAGATGGACAAGCGCAAGGCCTGGCTGGACACCATCGGCCAGGAGGACTCGGAGGGGCCTCAGTTCAGCACCCCTTCCCCGAGGTCCCGGGCGGCCCGCGAGGACATCTGGGACCTGACCACGATCCGTTCCCACTTCTCCACTCCTGAGGCGATGTACCACGAGGCCACCGACCGCGCTCAGCGGGCGATCGAGGGCTTCGTGTTCCCGCATCCCCAGATCGGCCAGCGGGGCGTGATCACCCGGGAGCAGGTGCAGGAGCATCTGGTCCGGCTGCTGGAGACGGGGCAGGAGGAGACTCCGGGCGACATCGCCCATCACATCCTCCGTACGGGCTCGCCGATCTACAAGCGGGCCTTCGGCAAGAAGGTCATGGGAGACCCCGACTCAGGACGAGGAGCGGGCCCTGGCCGTGGCGACCGGCTCGGCGGGTGGTTATGCCGTGCCGATCACCCTGGACCCGACGTTGATCCCGATCTCCAACGGCGTGGTCAACCCGATGCGAGCCGTGGCCCGCATCGAGACCATCGTCGGCCTGGAGTACAGGGGTCTGACCGCCGGCGCGGTGGTTGCCTCGTATGCCCCGGAAGGAACCGAGGCATCGGACAACGCGCCGACCCTGGCTCAGCCTGACCTGTTCGTCGAGCGGGCGCAGACGTTTGTCCCGTACTCGATCGAAATCGGCATGGACTGGAACGGCCTTCAGGCCGGGATGGCCAAGCTGATCTCCGATGCCAAGGACGTCATCGAGGGCAACAAGTTCACGCTGGGTGCCGGTCATGCCTCCAACGAGCCGCAGGGCCTCTTGACGGGCTCGACCTCGACGGTGGCTACGGCCGCCTCGGGCGCGTTCGCCATTGCGGACCTGTACGCGCTGGAGCAGGCCCTGCCTCCGCGTTTCCGTCCGCTGGGGCAGTTCTTCGGCAACCGTTTCGTCTACAACCAGGTCCGTCAGTTCGGTCAGTCGGCGAACCAGGCGTTGTGGTTGCCGGTCGCCAACCCGAACATCGGTTCGATCGGCTTCGGCCTGGACAACCGGCCGTTCGAGGAGGGCGGCAACATCGGCCAGCGGCTGCTGGGCTACGGGGCGAACGAGGTGTCGGACATGGCCGCCTCGCTCACCCACCTCTCGAGCATCCTGGCCATCGGCGATCCGAACTACTACATCATCGTGGACCGGATCGGGATGACCGTGGAGCTCATCCCCCACCTGTTCGGGGCCAACCGCCGGCCGACCGGCCAGCGTGGCCTGTATGCCTACTGGCGCAACACGGGGGCGGTGGTGGACCCGAATGCCTGGAGGGTCCTGGTCACCTGACGCATGTGAGGAGGAGGGGGCTTCGGCCCCCTCCATCCGATGAGTCGCCTACGCTCCACACATCCACGCGGTCACGATCCACTTGGGAGATCGGCCGGCTTGGCAGCTGGTATTGAGCGGTTCGAGTCCGCTTGGCCGCACCTGGCAAACCATAAGGAGGAGCAGTGAGCGAGGAGATTCTTGAGGCGACGGAGAGCTTCGCCGCCGACATCGACGGGAGGCTCTACACGGTGGGTGTGGGGACGACCCGGGTGGCGGCCAGCCACGAGCTCGCCCAGCGCTATCCCCAGTACTTCCGCCCGGTTTCCGAGGGGCTGACCTACGGCCTCGAGGCGGCCACCGTCAACCCCGGCGAGGTGCGCAACCGCGTCGCCGCCGCGCAGGAGCAGGAGCATCATCCGGAGCCCGCCCGTGCCCCGGAGCCTGCGCCCGCGCCCGCGCCCACGCCTGAACCCGCGCCCACGCCTGAACCCGCTCCTGCTCCTGTCGCCGAGAAGCCGGCAGCTCAGTCTGCTAGGCATCCGGGTAGGACCAGTCCGAAGCCCAAGACCACGAAGTAGGAGGATCACGACATGGCAGATGCACTCTCACGGTTCGACGCTCAGGTTGCCAA